ATTCGCTCTAAGTTGCGAACGATGGACGGCGCTAACGACGCACAAACTTCTCCCGAAGAGCAGACTGATGGCGCCAAGTGTATTCAATCACTACTCGACGAGAATAGGTTACATCCACACTACACCCTGTCTCTACCTCCTGCACCTTACGAGATTAACAGAACAGGTCAACAACTGCCTACCCCTAAGTTTGGGTATACCTTGCTCGGAAACCCTCTGGAGCGTTCTTCTAAGACGTTTCAACCTAAGAACCGTACTGCTACAATTAGAACAATATTAGCAGACCCTTTTTACAACCCAGATCGTCATAGTTCTCCGATAACAAGCAATACAAAGTTGTCAAAGTCTTGCACTATCTCTAAGTTCCTTGGTGCACCTGGATCTAAATCTTCTTTGGATTATATTCCTCTGTTGGAACAGAGGCAAAACCTTGCAAGGCAATGGTACTTACACGCATGGTTGATGGAGGGTGTCGCCTCTGCAAAAGAATTTTCTCGATATAGATTACAAGTTACCGAAGGATATTACAACCCTGCTAATGGTATTCGAGAAATATATGACGCGTCAAAAGAAACTCCAGAAACTCGTTATTGGAGAGAACCATATAGAACTGAAGACGGTGGTTCTACTCAACGTTCTCTAGTTTCCGGTCGCCCAACGATTAACCAATTAAAATATGAAGGTCGCGCAGTTGTCTACACGTTGTTTAATTCCAGAGGAAAGGTAGACTATTCTGCGACTTTTGACCTTTCTTTGTATATTCGAGATACGTTCTTTTATGATCAGCTGAGTCTCGACTATGATTTTACCAGACCAGATGGTATTATGTCACAACAACTATTGATCGTGATGCCTACAGTTGACTCAAGTTTCAAAGCGACTTTTGAAATGAACATAGGTACATATTTTAATAGAAGGTTACTCTCTGGAGATGACTTAGTAGAAATACTTGACTGATTTGCGTATAAATAAATAAAGCAAATTAGCAGGTACTTCTAATGGCATTACAAAGAATCGCCCCAGGATTAAGTCAAAAGACTCTATTAACTGGGAAAAGAAAATTCTCTAGAGATATAGATCTTTCCTTTACACCAAAACCTGGTGGTTTTACCAAAATCGATAGCGACGGTTCTGGTAATCTGCTTAGGGGCGATGACGGTAATTATGTCTTTATAGAAAGAAAGGGCGACATCTATAAGAAAACTGACGTGGCTGCTATTTTACAATCGGTAGAAAATATTCTATTGACAAATACAAGAGAGAAACCTTTTGAACCTTCTTTTGGCGGAAACCTCAGAAGAATGTTATTTGATAATGGTAGTAACGTTTCTGCCAACTACGTGTCCGATTTGATAAAGCAAGAACTTGGTAGGTGGGAACCAAGAGTTTCAGTTTTGAGCGTGAAATATAAAAGAGGAAAGGAAATCGTTAGTCAATCCGCTGCTAACTTAAATAGACCTAACGATCATGACATAAGTATAATACTCGATCTGTTGATAGAAGATAAAGGGTTCTCAACAACAATAAACTTGAGCAGGTTACGATAATGGCAACTGTAATAAAATCGACTGAATTAGATTTTCAAAATATAAAAGAAAATCTAAAAAACTTTTTAAAGAATAAAGAAGAATTCAGCGATTACGATTTTGAGGGTTCTGGTCTCAGTAATATACTAGACGTTCTTGCCTACAATACACACTTCAACGCATTGATTAGCAACTTTGCTTTGAATGAGTCTTTCCTTGTAACTGCTCAACTACGACCTTCTGTAGTTTCTCTAGCAGAATCTTTGGGTTATATTCCAGACTCTAAAAAATCTTCTACAATTCCGTTTAAACTTGAGATAAATTTAGCAGACATTGAGGGAGATACTTTCAGGTCCAACTACACTTTGCTTCCTGGTACTGTGGTCTATAGAGGAGAAAAAGATTCAATAGACTATACATTTAGCAATAGAGTTTCTCTTTACGCAGAAAATAGAAATGGCATTTATAGTTTCTATCCAGCTGGAGACCCAGAAGGAACTATTTTTCTTCACGAGGGACAACAAAGGAAACAAGACTTTGTGGTTGGAACTGAACTCGATGCTGTTTATGTTATCCCAGACCCAGATATTGACATATCCACCGTTATAGTTAGAGTATTTGAAGACCAATCGTCTTCAGAAGTTGATGGCGGTACAGAGTTTACAATTTATCAAAACTTACTAGACGCCACTACTGTTAGTGAAGAATCAAGATTATATGTTTTGAGAGAATCCCCTAATGGGTTTTTCGAATTATCTTTTGGCAATGGGACTTCACTAGGTGTTTCTCCCACTAGTGGTAATGTAATATCGGTAGAATATTTGCGCTCTTCTGGAACTGACGCAAACGGAATAACAACTGTAAAACTGGCATCAGACATTTTATTAGATGGATATTTGGTTGACCCTGGAAATATTAGTGGTAGAATATTAGAAAAAAAACCTTCCTCTGGTGGCGCAGATAAGGAAGATATAGAGTCTATTCGTAAAAATGCCCCCTATCAATTTGCCGCACAAAACAGAATGGTAACTGCTGACGATTATTCCACTTTGATTTTGAAAAAGTATTCTTCTTTTATAGATGACATAAAATCTTGGGGGGGACAAGACGACCCAAATCCAGACTTCGGCGCAGTGTATGTTTCCATTGTTTGGAAAGAAGGGTTGCTTTCTCAAACTATTACTAACGTAAGGAAAGGTATTTTAGATCTTGCCGACCAATACTCAATAACTTCTTTTAAATTGAAGTTTCAAGACCCAGTAGAAACTTTCATTGGTGTTGATGTGTTTTTTCAATTCAACCCTGCATTGACTGGGTTTACTCAATCTACAATCAGAGAAGCTGTCAAAAATTCTATCGACAACTATTTCTTAGAAAACACTGGAAAGTTTGGACAAGTTTTTAGACTCTCTAATTTGCTAACAGATGTAGATGCAACAGACCCTTCTGTTCTATCTTCCCGTGCAGAAATAACTTTAAATCAAAAATTATATCCACAGTTGACAGTCGCAAGAGATTATATCGTACAGTTTCCTGTTTCCATAAGAGAACCAACTTTATCCAATAATGAAACAGTTTCCACATCAAATTTCTCATATAATAACAAGACAGTTCGTTTAAGAAATAAATTGAACGTGAAAGTTAATACAGCGGATCGAAACAATACAGCAAGTAATGTACTAAGACCAACAAACGTGTTGGAAATGATAGACACCTCTGGTAAAGTGGTTTCGGGGTTTGAAAATGTGGGTTCTTATGATCCAACTACAGGTAAAATTACTATTAATTCTTTAGAAGTAAGTTCTATTGGTGGCGACAAAAATTACATTAAAGTTTTTGCCATACCTGCAAATAAATCGACAGTAACTTCGATTAGAAATGTTGTTATAAAGTATGATGATGATGCATCTTCTTCTAAAGCAGTTATCACAGAAACTGAGTAATATTGAATGTCAGTAGATAAAACATTAAAGGATATAAACCGATTTGAGTTAGACTTTGATCGTTACGAAGTCTTTAATGCTTTGCCTTCTCATTTTGATGCCAAGTACCCTAATTTAATAAAATTTTTAGAAAAATATTATAAAAGTTTAGAGGAAGACGAAAACCCCGTTTCTAATGTGCAAGACCTTTTGCTTTCTAGGGACGTGACCCAAACTAAAACAGAGTTTTTAACTTTTATAGCAAGCGAATTATTGCTGGGAGAACCATACTTTGAGTCCTTTACCGATAAGAGGTCTGCTGTTCAAAACTCTAATCTACTCTATCGTTCAAAGGGTACAGAATATTCTATAAAACAGTTTTTTAGAATTTTTTATGGAGTAGATATTGAGGTTGAATATGGTAAAGATAGACTCTTCTTAATTGGTGATCCTAAAGAAGAAACTATAGAGTATACTGGTTCTTCTGAATCAGGAAATATTTTCGGTATAACCTTTGAGGATTCAACCGTTATTGTATACTTAGAAACATCTTCAGGCGCATTTGTGGAAATACGGGAAGGGGAAGATTACGACCTAAACTATGTTCAAAAATCTATCATTTTAAAGAAAACCACAACCCCTAGTTGGACAACCGACCAGTTAGGAAACCCTACTTCTTATGCTAACGACCCTTCTTTACTGTATGTCGCAAATAACGGATTGCTTTCTGTAGGCAAAAAAATAAGAATCGTTTCGGAAAAAAGAAGTCAAACTGCTATTGGAGCAGACGTAACGGATAAAAGGTTAACAGATAATAGGTTTTTTCAACTTTATGGATTATTAATTTCTACTCCGATATCAGTTTCTGTTTGGCAAAGAGCATACAAAACTTTTATTCATCCAGCTGGGATGTATTTGGCAGGACAGGTTGACATACTATCGATATTTGATTTTGGGTTCGGTCCCGTTCCTCCAGCAATAATTCAACCACCATTACCTATACTGATAGAACAATCAGTGGATCTTGCGCCAAAAAGTCTGTTTACCACTTCTACCACAGAAATCGGTCCAGGTCCAAACGGATACAATATTAGGACCAGAATTAATGATATGTTCCACCCAAGAACTATCGACAAATGGCACACCCAGTATGGTTCTCTTGCTGATGCGGATGATATAAATGCTAGAACTCTTGATGATAGTTATGCTGACCTATCCAACATAATCAATTTGATAGACGAAGATGTTTGGCACTTCAGTTATTTGCATTCTGTTGATAGTGTCGGTAACGGCGACTCTGCTCCTATTTTGGGATATAATGGCGACCACATAGTTGATTTTGAATAAAACCCTTATAAATAGTCAATACAGATTAACGGAAGAATTGGCATGACCAGACAAATATTGAATAATGGTACAACCGCTAACGACGGAACAGGTGATACTCTGCGCCAAGCAGCAGACAAAATAAATGACAACTTTAGAGAGTTGTTTCTTTTATTCGGAGACTCGGTAGCAGCGACGCCATATGTTAGGTTTGATTCTTCTGGCAACCAATCAGGCGCACTAATTTTTGAAAACGGAACATATGATACAAAGTTGGTTTCAGTTGCTACTTCAGGTAGCAGTAAAACTATAACTTTCCCTAATGCTACTGGCACTGTTGTATTGAAAGATACGACAGACACCCTGACGAATAAAACATTAACAGCACCGATAATTAGTACAATATCTGACTCCAATGGTGACACAATATTGTCGTTGAATGCAAACGACTCAGCGAACTACGTTGAAATTTCTAGTGGAGATTCTTCGGTAGGTGTTACCATCGGAGTTGCTGGTGATTCAGGCGACGTAGACCTTCACCTTCATCCGCTAAATAATGGCATAATTCATGCTGATTCCCGTATTGTTCACGAAACAGAACGTCTAGATAGTGCTGGCGCAAGCGTTGCCGACCCTAAGATACTTACGACGTTTTGTAACGTAAACGACGGAAGTGCAGAGTTTTCGGTTAGTCTTTCCGGTGGAATTTCTGACGGTGATGAAAAAAGGTTCGTTAACATTAACGCAACAACTGTAGAAGTAACCCCAGGAAGTTTTTCTGGAGGAACCAGTATAAGGATATCACAAGATCGTGCTTGCTCGTTAATTTGGTCAGAAACAGGATCCTCTTGGCGGTTGCTTGGTGCCACTGATTCTGGCGGAATAGAGATAGTTTAAAACAGGTAATAATAATGGCTGCTACTATAACAGATACTTTAAAGAGAGAAGTTTTAATAGACCTCTATAACAGTACTCAAAACATCAATGTTGCTTCTGGAGATTCAGATAGATTTTACCTCGCAATAGGAAGATCAGAAGAATGGGATAGCGACCTTTCTCCGCCAACTCCCGTCGCAGGTATTTCTGATTCTAGAGAGTTTCAATCATCGATTCAATCTATGAAGTTGGTTGCCGATGTTTCTTATGTAGTACCAAGATATAGTTGGACTAATGGAGCACAATACAGTGCTTGGGACAACAAATATAATTCAAATACAACGATACGTGCTGGCGGAGATATTAAAGACCCGTATTATGTTATTACAGACGATAATAATGTCTATGTTTGTATTCAACAAGGTAAGGACGCAACTGGTACAATTAGAAACTCTCAATATAAACCAATCGATACTTCTGGTGATCCGTTTGCTGCCGGAGAAGACGGATACATATGGAAATTCCTTTTTAATATAGGTGCAGCAGAAGTTAGAAAGTTTTTAACTTCCTCTTATTTTTCTGTTGAAAAAATATTGTCAGAAGCGCAAGGAGGTCCAAGTTTAGACGACCTTTCTGTTTCTAGAAAGGGGCAATTAGATATTCAAAATGCTGCGATTGGAGGGCAGGTCATAGGCATCGCCGTTGATGATGGCGGAAGCGGGTATTTGACACCACCAGATATAACCATCACTCCTGTTCCGAGGTTTCCTTTAGTAAACGGGAATATAGACTCTGATGTTGTTCCGGCACAAGCATTCGCCCGTATTCATAATGGTTCGATATATGAAGTGATTATGAAGGCAGATTCTACTGCTGGTGATAGTGCAGGTGGATTTAAGTTTGGGAAAGATTACTTTGATGCTTCTGTTACAGTAGATGGTAATGCAGTTCTGAGAGCAATCGTTACATCAGATTCTGGTATGGGGGCGGACCCAAGAAAGGATTTGAACTCTTCAGCCATAATGTTTCACGCACTATTAGACGGAACAGAAGGTGGCGACTTTCAAGTAACTAACGATTTCCGTCAAATTGGGATAGTTCGAAACCCATTGAAAGATAGTGCGCAGTATAGTTCTTTTACTGGAACGTTAGGTGATTCTGCTGCCACTAACGTAACGTTGAATGCCCTTAAGAAACTTTATGTTCAACCTGGGTTGACTTATAGTAACATTCTTGGAGATGAAATAGTTACTAATCAGTCTGGGTCAAGTGCGATTCTAGACTATTTTGATGAAGCAAACAACATTTTATACGTGCATCAAACAAGGGAAACAGGGTTTCAGCGGTTTGATTCTACAGATACAATCTATGTCGGTTCTCAATCAGGGGTTGCACCCATATCAGCAGGCGTTACTTTTCCAGTCGGACAGAGAATTTTGAGACCAGCAGAAGTTAACAGGTTCTCTGGGGATGTATTATACATAGACAATAGATCTCCTGTAACTAGAGATAATGAGCAGACTGAAGACATCAAAATCGTTATAGACCTATAAAGGAATAAAAAATGCCAGAGCAGTTTACCTCAACTACGTTCTCAGAAACCTATAAGGACGATTTTGCCGATAGTGCAGGATATCACAAAGTCCTGTTTAACTCTGGTCGTGCTCTCCAAGCAAGGGAACTCAATCAACTTCAGACTATTTTACAAAGACAGATTACAAGGATGGCAAACAACATCTTTTTTGATGGTGCTGCTGTAAATCCAAAATCTTCTGGCGCAGGAACTGATATTGTAGAATATGTCGTCGTCGATTCTTTAAATGGTAGAGATAAAAGTGAATATATCGGGAACATATTAGAGGGTCCAAGCGGCACTGGAACTTCCGGAGTCAAATTCCAAGTAAACTTCATAGTTGATGCCACAACAACAGGAGACAAACCAACCCTTTACGGAAGATATATTTCAAACAACCAAACCGATGCCGTCTCCACAGATGTTCAAACGGAAAGTTTAAGGTTTAACGCAGGGCAAGAAATCAGCAACCGCACAGTCAACGGAGCAGACCTAACTGTTTCTCAAACAATTTTAGGAGAAAATAGAGGTGGAGTATCTCCAGACGATAACGTTACTCCTGTAGGAAAGGGAGTGTTGTTTTCTGTTCAAAGAGCAGAGTTTTATGTGCAAGGGCATTTCGTATATGTGCCAAAACAAACTATAGCAATATCAAAATACTCAGAGTATGTTGATGCTGAGGTTGGATTTGAAGTAGTCCAAGACATTGTCACTGTAGGTGACGATGACGCATTATATGATAATCAAGGCACTCGGCCAAATCTTTCTTCTCCTGGAGCAGATCGATATAGAATCTCTATGATTCTTACAAAGAAAGAATCAGTTTCTTCTGTTGAAGACTTCGTTTCTTTTGCTATTGTTCGCGCTTCTGCCATTGTACAAATTAAAGAAGGCACAGACAACTTCAATCAATTTGAAAAGAGGATTGCAGACCGTCATCACGACACTCATGGCAATTTTCTTGTAAATAATTTTGAAATACAATTTGTCGAAGGCAACGATAGTTCTGAGATGATTTATGAGATTCCTTCTTCTCAGTTGGGTATTAACCCAGTTGCCTTTTTAGATGGGTTTAGATTAGAACATAAAGTTCCGGTTGCAATTAGTGTACCAAAACCAACCACCTTCGCTGTAGATTTAAACCAAAGCATGTTTGTAGACTACAAAAATTATGTTACGATTAGCGATAGTGATGTGGCGTATCTTGGTGCTTTCAATAATTATGATGATGGATTAGCGACACAACAAAGACTGAACCTATTTAATGCATCTAACACCGTTATCGGCACAACAAGAATTAAGAGTCTTGTCGATACACAGTCAAACGATAAAGATAATTATCGCTTGCATTTATACAACACTTCCATGATCGGAGCGAATAATTTTAGAGACACCAGAAAGATTGGGGTTGAGGACAGTGTGGGTGGTGCTATAACAGTCACTTTGGAAGACACTTCAGCATATTTAACCCAGCCATCCAACAGCACTAGTCTTTTTAGGATTCCTGGCGGTAGGGTTAAAGAAATTACAGTAGATTTTTATACTGTTCAGAAACAAGCATATGTTCAAGCGAATGGTTCTGGTGTATTAGATTTAACCGTAACTTCCCCCGATACCTTTACTGACGAAGGAAGATGGATTTTTATTAACAGAACAACCAACCAAGTAGAACAATTTGGCGTTGGTGCTATTGGCGAAGAACCAAATGTTAAAGATATTACAGGTGCTGTAGCGAATAATTTTTACGATATCTACTATTATGTCAAAAAGTTTGATGCTAGTGGTGTTGCCCCCAAAACGAAAACCTATAGAGAAAAGTGGTTTACCTTTAAACGCTCTACAGTAGACAGCGCGTTTTCTAGTTTAAATCTTGTTGAAGGACCCTTCCTCGACTATACCGACAGCACTGATACCACAACACATACTCTTACTACTTTATATGATGGTGTTGATATCCTAGAAGCATATGCTATTGATTCAGCTACAGTGCCTCAAGATAGGAGTAAGTTTGGTTCTTCTGTTTTACACTCAGTAGAGTTCGATGGCGGACAAAGAGACAATTTTTATGGGCCAGTTTTCTTGCGCCCAGACGGCGTAGACGCAAAAGACTCCGCAATTCGAGCGAAGATCGGTTATTTTGAATGGGGAGGTGGAGGAAACTATTTCTCTGTAAATTCTTATAACATCACAGATTCTACATGGTTCGATTATGGCGACATTCCGAATTACGTTTCTCGCGCAACAGGAAATGGGTATCCATTACACGATTATCTAGATTTTCGTTCTAAACTAGACCCTCTTTCTTCCTCTGGTTCCGCTTCAGACAGATTTGATTTGCCTAGAGACGGAGATGATATTCAATACGGAGCACAACTATACAACAATCGTATTGACCACGTTGTAGTAGGATACAACGAAAAGTTTAAGCCAATGATAATGGTTAATAAGGGAGAGGAAGCATTACAACCAATCCCCCCAACTGAAAAACAAAATCAAATGGTTCTGTTTGATGTTGCTCTCGCGGGTAATACTAAAAATATCAATGACCTCGCCTTCAATAGAAGGAGATATCGCGGTTATAAGATGACCGATGTCAACGACATTGAACGTCGAGTTGCTCGTCTAGAAGAAACTGTTTCTTTGACTGCTCTAGAACAGGAAGCGAGCAATTTGGTAGAACTTACTTCGACAGGCGAGGTTAGATCTAAAACCGGATTTTTTGTTGATGATTTCACAAAGGGATATGCTCTTACTGGTTCTACAATAAGCAATGAGTTTATTGACGATGCATCTTTTGCCACCTCATCTATCGACGAGGGTAACTTTACAATGCATTGTAAGTTGGATCACGATAACATTGGATTTAATTTCGATGCGAATAATGATTATTATGATGCTTATGGTGGTCAATTAAGAGGAGTACAAACTTCTGATGTTGTCTTAAAAGGCGACAATATCATGCTAGACTATGTCGAAGTTTTGGATTCTACGATGAAGCAAGAAGTTATTTCTTGGAAAGGACCAGACCAACCATACGAAGAGCATGGATATTATAATGTAAACCCATTTAACGTGTTCATGGGGGAAGGTGTACTTAGACTTAACCCTAACCGAGACGTTTGGTTCGACACCCTAAGACTTCCTGATCGGCATGAGAATGGCGGTACGGTTATTCGGCGAATCGGCGAACCCTTAATCCCTAGAACATTTACTTTTTCTAGAACTAGCGTAAGTCTTCGATGGGTATCCAGAACTGTTAGTGCAGAACCTGCAAATAACCCATTCTTTAACCTTCTAGGTTCTGTTCAAGATCAAAGGGGTCGTCCAAGACCTGAACCAAGACAGCAGCGTCAGATTGGTATAGAAGCAACCACAACTACTGATACCTTCCGTGTAACACAATCTGTTCGAACAAGAGTTGTCAACGACCAAACGTTTACTGTCGACCTCGGTGACAGAACTATCGATATACTTTCTGTCCCTTGGATGCGCCAGCGTCGAGTCTTTGCTCAAGCGCAAGGATTGAGACCTAATACTCGCTATTGGTTGTTTATGAACGGAATTAAAATGGATCAATGGGTTAAGAAAATAGCAGATAAATCTACCTATGATACTCATATACAAAACGGAGATCATAGGAGAGCAATCACTCCTGCTAATGTTTCTTTAAGAAGGCACCCAGATTACACCGGAGCTTCTGATCAAAAACTCATCACAGATTCTAAGGGTGAGTTATACTTCCAAATTTGGATTCCAAATAATGCTGTTCGTTCTGTGCCTATGTCTACACAATTTAGCGCAGAAGCAGAGTGGGGACAGTGGATAAAAGATCAAAGAAGGTATGCAAAACAATATGGTTCTGCGAAGTCTGTTGCTGCCTTGGATGCTATGGGGTGGAAGTTCCGTTGCGGAACACAGAATGTAAAACTCTTAGACATTTCAGTCGATAATGAAAATGCCGCTCTTTCTAGAGCAAGAACAAATTACTCTTCTTGGGGTAGTGTTTCTGTCGTACAAAGAACTCTGCGGCACACAAGAGTTGTAACAGTTCGAGATGAATTAGTTGAAAACACTGAACACATTGGTAGAACTACTTCAACCGAAACAACATGGATTGACTGGACGCCAAGAGACCCTCTTGCACAAACATTCACAGTTGATGCTGGTACTGGGGTTCCTGGTGTATTCGTAACTAAGATCGACGTATTCTTAAGAAACGCGCCACGGACAGCCACAAACGGTGGTCAAGACGAAGCGATACCTATTGAATTACAAATCAGACCAGTAGTGGCAGGCGTTCCAGATAGAGACACAATTAGCGAACAACACAGAGTATTTGTTACTGCTGATTCTGCTTATGATGTAGTTTCTGGTATGGACAAAGAAAACCTAACAAGCGTTCTTAGTAACCAAGTATCATTCAAGTTTAAAGAACCTGTATACTTGCGTTCTGGTGAAGAGTATTCTTTTGTGCTTCTAGCAGAATGCGACAAGTATGAAGCATATGTTGCATCAACATATGACCTTGTTCTTGGTTCTACTTCTAAGAGAGTTTCTAAGCAACCATCAAAGGGTTCCTTGTTCCTTTCTCAAAACGGTTCAACTTGGACCCCAAAGCAAAACCAAGATTTGGCATACAGAATACACACTGCTAAGTTTAAGGCATCTGGTGCTGCTAATTTCTATAGTGAACCATTAGAAAAATATCGACACAACTACGCAACTAGTTTGAGTGTTGACCCGTCAGATCTTAACAGATTCCGAGTAACTCATATCGGACACGGATTGGGTGTAGGTGATAAAGTTGAGTTAGCTGGACTACAAACTACTGGTCCTGGCGGAACAGGAACCTATAAGGGTGTATTGGGTTCTTACATTATGAACACCGCAAACTTGGTGGAAGATCCAGATGTAAATGGGTACTATGTGAGTCTCCCTGACAGCAGTCCTGGAAAACCTGTAAAGTTTACCTCATTAGGAACCTTTGGTGCCGATAGTGTAGAAACCAATAGAGGGTTTAACGTTGACAGAGCGATATTAAACTTCCAAGATCTGCAATTCGAGAGAACTGGTATAAAATATCAAGGCAATTTTGTAAGCGGGGTTTCTCACTCAAACATTGCTTCTACTGGAGTTAGCGATCCTAGATTTAATCTTGACAACGCTGACACTCTCTTGAGTAATAAAGATACGTTCTTTTTCTCTACTCCAAAGTATGTTGCAAACCAAAGTCAGGAAACTGCTGAAATAGCAACTATCGGTGATTCTTCGCCTTCGATAATTATCGGCGCAAGTTTATCGACACAACAAACCTCTACTTTCGGTGGATCGAAAAATGCAAGTAGTGGTTATGTTTCTGATATTTCTCCTGTAATTGACACTCAAACGATTGGCATGGTTGTAATGAACAACGTTATTGACAATCAACCCGTTGATTCCTCTGCAGCAGGAACAGGAGAAAACCGTCCAGCAAACTTTATTCCTGAGTCTCATCCAACTTTAGGAACTAGTCCTTCTAAGCACATTACGAAGGTGGTTCAGTTGAACCAAGCAGCAAACGGAATTAAAGTTCTCTTGGACATGTATCGCCCACCATTATCCAGTTTTGATGTGTATTATAGAACGGGAGCAGACCCTGATGAAGACCTATACGAAAATTCATGGATACTGGCAACCCAAGATAATAATCCTGCTGCTTCTCTCTGGGCAAATAACGACGATGATATAACGTTTACTGAGTATCGCTATTTGATTGGCGGTCTAGACGGAAGTCTACCTGATTTTGTTTCTTACCAACTGAAGATTGTTATGCATTCTACAAATACTTGTCAAGCACCAGTACTTGGTAATATTCGTACGATTGCTCTAATCTGATGTATGACGAACGTTATAAAAAGGTGCAAGGTTCTTCTAGTCTATACAAGAACCTCGCTACTGGCGTTGTTATAAATACTAACGAAGAAGAGATTCGTCTTGCTCGTCAAAGAAAAAAGATCTCTTTAGAAGAAAAAGAAAATAAATTGAAATTAGAGAGCGAAGTCGCTTCTTTAAAAGACGAGATCTCAGAACTTAAAGACCTTATAAGAGGACTGGTAGGAAAGCAAAATGGCATTTGATAACGCACACCCACTTTTTCAAACTACTGACACTTTCCAGCAGTTAATTCAAGATCTGAATTACTTTGGAGATAATGTCGACTCAGATTTAAGTTACCTAGATTCAGCAATCGGTCCTGGTGGTACTAAAAGTCTCCGTGGTCTTGATGATTTTACTGCTGGAACTCTGGTAGATGCATTAAACGAACTAGACACAGATCTACATGGTTCTGGTGGCGGTAGTGGTTCTGACCTAACTACTCAAGCAAAGACTATCGTAGGAGCGATCAACGAAGTTGAAGCAGTCTTTGACGCAAGTGCTGAGACTATCACCACCTCTGCTAACCTGACTGTCGACGCAGGAGAGGCAATCATCCTCGACGCAGATGACGGTGACATCTTCTTGAAAGATGATGGCGTCACCTTTGGTTCCCTGACCAACAACTCTGGCAACCTTATACTCAAATCAGGTTCTACAACTGCGATGACGTTCAGCGGTGCCAGCGTTACTGTTGCGGGTAGCATTACTCTTCCATCTAGTGGAACAGGTTCTATAACTAGTTCTGAAATTTCAGCGAATACCGTTCACGGGGCAATAGACGAGGTCAATGCGAGGATTCCTAACGTATACAATAGAAGTTCTGTTTTGCTAAACCCATAATTAAGGTTTTATAATGTCGTTAGAAAAATCTATACCGCTGACGCTTTCTGCATTGGGGAACGGTGCTGTAGACGCCATTCCTTCTTCGCAAGAAAATTATTACGCGCAGAACGGTGCCAGCGTATTAATATCAGAATTTCCTTCGGGCGATTCAGCATACTATGGTGCTCTATCGACAGACCCAAATAATTCTTCCATAGGTTCTTACACCGATACTTTCTACAACGAACCAGTTGGAACCCACCCTGGAAGTTCTCTGTCAATTGGTTCTACTACCACTACTCTCTACCAGAACAAAGGTGATTCTGTAGATGCTTTTGCTGAATGGTCTCGAACAGTTGCTGCTGATTCCAGTGGCGACATTTATGAAATGGATTCAGATTCATTTTATCGTTGGGGGTATCGACTTCTTGAGACTGCTTTAACAAACGAAGAACCTGGTTGCTTTAGAATAAATTCAAGTATTCCTGGCGGCGAATATGAAGTTTACAAGTCTGTTTTATTTCAAGATACTGTGGCAAGCGGATCTACAGATTATAACCTATATAGAAAGAGATCTACTACCAGCGTCTATTTCCCACCAACCTATTATACATTACAGTTAAAGGATTCTGACGCGCATCATATTCAAGAAATGCAAGGAACTACTGCTGTTCGTTCCGCATATTTTGCTATGCGCCATGCTGAACAAAACTCTGGATTGGGTGACTATCTTTTATTGTCTGATTCTGATGGATCTCCAACAGATCTAGGATACACTGGCACTTGGGTTGCTCGTGGTGTTGCATTAGACACCCGTCACCAAACACAAATTCAGCAATATCTCGGAACTTTTACATCTCAGTTTACAGGACAGTATACTGGTAATTTTACTGGACAGTACACTGGTGTTTCTTATGCAAACTTTGCTGATCAATATTCTGGTTCTAGAGTAAACATTTATTCTGGTTCTAGGACTTATTCTGCGAATTATGCTGGATCAAGAAACTATGCATCAGTGGTTGGACAATATGCTGGTTCTAGAAACTATGGTCTAGCACAGTATGGTGGTTCTAGAAACTATGCATCAGTGGTTGGACAATATGCTGGTTCTAGGAACTATGCATCAGTAGTTGGAGAATATAGCGGAGTAAGAGACATACCCCAAAGTTTTGCCGGAGTGAGACAATTTTCTGCCAACTATGGTGGTTCAAGAAACTACTCTGCTGCTTATACTGGGTCTAGAAACTATTCTGGTGAGTATGCAGGAACCAGACCAGTTCCCATTCAACGCCCTGCACAAGTTCTCAATCCAGGTAATTTTAATGGACAAAGAAACTTTGTTGGAACAAGAACGGTTGCCCTTGGAGCATATAGTCAATTTGAGCGACAATTTGTAACCTCTTATGTTATATTCAGCGGTCAACGTCAAACAGGATATACTGGAACCAGACAAATACCTGGAAATTTTAGTGGGTCAAGAACTGTCGAGAATGTTGGTTATGCAACCTACAGCAGTACAAACCCCCCTGTCCCAGCCGGTCCCGCCCAGGAACGAGAACCGGTCCCAGGAAACACTAACTATAGGGGATCAGTAAAATATTCTAGTGACGTTGTCCCAGGAACATATAGCGGCAATCGTGTATCATCTCCGATTCAGTTCACCGGACTGTACCGACCCATCTCACCCGAGCAACCCCCTGCACTAAGTTTTGATGGCGTGCGAGTTAATCAACCAGGACAACTTTTTGGTGGTGCCCGAGAGTTTCAAGTTGTAACTGGCGATATTCAGTTTACTGGCGGACCATTCCCGTTTGGGGGAAATAGATTGGAGGACGCTCAATTTGAAGGTGTACGTTTGATTCCTGGTTCCTTTGCTGGTTCTAGAAACTATGCATCAGCACCAATTCAATATGGTGGTTCTAGAAACTATGCATCAGTAGTTGGGGAATATTCTGGAGTTCGAGCAAAAAGTCAAGACTTTGCTGGAACCAGACCTTTCAGTGCCAACTATGGTGGTTCAAGAAACTACTCTGCTGCTTATGGTGGTTCAAGAAACTACAGTGGAAATTACGTTGGAAGTAGAAACTACTCTGCTGATTACAGTGGTTCTAGAAACTATGCATCAGTAGTCGGGCAGTATGCTGGTTCCAGAAACTATGCATCAAACCCCAGTCAGTATGCTGGTAACTATGCTGGACAGTATGGTGGGTTTAGGGCGAAAGTCTTCACTGCACAGTATTCTGGAACTTATTCTACTCAATTTACAGGACAATATACAGGCAGTTTTTCCAGCAACTTTGATGGAGAAACAATAATCTCCGCAACAGAGACTATACATACATATACACTATATTGCCGAGTTTCTGAAACATAATCATGTCTGCCTTTTTCAAATCCATACCTCTGGCTCTGAAAAATGACTCTGGGGATTTTCAGGGGATTTCTGCTGCTTCAGAAGAATGGTATGGATACCAAGCAGGTATAAAACTTGTAGAGTCTTTTCCAAATAAATCAAGTCGATACAATGGTTCTGTTGCTGCTAATGCAACCAATTCTACCAGCATTGGTAGTTTCTCCGATACGTTTTACAACGAAGCAATAGGAACTCATCCTGCTAGTGCTTTGTCTACTGGTACTACCACAACTACAATATATCAGTTAGACGACTCTGCTGCTATTCCATACAACGACCTTCCTCTCGCCGCAGATAGTTCTGGAAACCTTCATCAAATGAGCAACGTTGCTTTCCTTCGTTGGTCAACAAGGGTTGCAGAAGAACTACACGGAAACGAATATCCAGGATTGTCTTTTAGAGTTGCGACATCTGCACCAAGCGCAGACTGGAAAAAATGGGATTCTGATGTATTTTCTGATACATTAACAAACGGAACAGCAAATACCTATAGCATTTGGAGAAGGGAAACAGCGGTTGAACCTTCTTCACCAACATATAATATTATAGAAATTAAATCTACTTCTCCGATGGCAGTTCAAGAGTTTACTGACTCGGATCAAAAGATTTCTGTTCGACAATCAGCACTTTATGCTAGAAAACATTCTGGCGTTGGTGATTATCTTTTGCTGCCCTCTTCTCAAACTCCTGCTGGTAACGGAGAAACTGGTACTTGGGTTGCTCGCGGTACAGCACTTGACACAAGAAATACGTTATCAGACCAACAGTATACTGGAAACTTCTCAGGGTCTAGAAACTATTCTGATACTTATGCTGGTTCAAGAAACTATGGTCCAGCACAGTATGCTGGGTCAAGAGTTGTCGCACAACAATTCGCTGGTTCTAGAACTTATTCTGGTGCATATGCTGGTTCTAGAAACTATGCATCAGCACCAATTCAATATGGTGGTTCTAGAAACTATGCATCAGTAGTAGGAGAGTATGCCGGTGTTAGACTTTGGTTAGCAGTAATCGGTTATTCTGGTTCTAGAAATTATTCTGGTGCGTATGCTGGTTCTAGGAACTATGCATCAGTAGTTGGAGAATATGGCGGTTCCAGAAACTATGGGCCAGCAACATATGCTGGCGAAAGAGTGGTTGCTCAGCAATTCGCAGGTTCTAGAAACTATTCTGACCAATATGGAGGAAACAGAGTAGTTGAACAACAATTTGCTGGATCCAGAAACTACGCATCAGTAGTCGGACAGTATGGCGGTTCCAGAAACTATTCTGGTGATTATGCTGGTTCCAGAAACTACTCTGACCAATATGTAGGACAAAGAACAGTTGAACAACAATTCGCTGGAGTAAGAGCGGTTTCTCAACCTTTCGATGGTTCTAGAAACTATGCATCAGTAGTAGGACAGTACGGTGGTTCTAGAAACTATGCTGGAACCTATGCTGGAACTAGAGATATAAACTTCCTTGGAGTTCGTAGTATCAACTTCCTCGGAGTAAGAAGCATTCAGTTCGGAGGACAAAGAGATGTTACTGTAAATTATGCTGGTGTACGCTCAGGGCAGTTACCTACTCCTGGTAATTTCTCAGTATCTTATAGTGCTCAATATGCTGGTGTTAGGTCATTTACTGGAAATAGAAATATTCAAGGAATACAATTTACTGGACCTGCAAACTATGCTGGAGTAAGAAATTTTGTCGGCACGAGATCGTTCACCAGAGGATATAACGCAAACTTTAGCGTAACCTTTTTCGGTGGACCTGCAAAAGAACCAACCGTAAACGTCGCAAGTTATGCAGGAGTAAGAAAGTATGATGGTAGTAATCCAGGCACCTTTGGTTCTCCTGGAACCTTTGCTGGTAATGCTTTTTATGTCGGTCCCCGAATAATTCAATTCCCGTTTGCTTCTGGCGACATTCAATTTACTGCAAATGCTGCTGTGAGAGTAGACACTTTTGCTGGAGTTAGGCAAATCCCTGTTAACGTCCCAGCGAACTTCGGTGTTACTAACCAAGTAGAACAACAATTTACAGGAACTAGAGATATAAACTTCCTTGGAACTAGAGATATAAACTTCCTTGGAGTTGTTCCTGGTAACTTCGATGGTTCCAGAAACTATGCTGCTGTTTATTCTGGTTCAAGAAACTACTCTGACACCTATACTGGAGTCAGACAAGTTGGTATACAATTTGGCGGACAAAGAGTAGTTGAACAACAATTTGCTGGATCCAGAAACTACGCATCAGTAGTCGGACAGTATGGCGGTTCCAGAAACTACTCTGCTGCTTATACTGGTTCCAGAAACTACTCTGACCAATATGTTGGGGTCCGAACCCTTTCTCAGCAATTCAGCGGTTCTAGAAATTATTCTGATCAATATGATGGGACAAGAGTTGTCGCACAAGACTTCGTTGGCACTAGAAATTATTCTGGCGCGTATGCTGGTTCTAGAAACTATGCATCAGTAACTGGTCAATATGGTGGTTCTAGAAACTATGCATCAGTAGCAGGAGAGTATGCTGGTGGCAGATATTACTCTGGCACCTATAGTGGTTCTAGAAATTATTCTGGTGCGTATGCTGGTTCTAGAAACTATGCATCAGTAGTAGGACAGTACGGTGGTTCAAGGAATTATTCTGCTCAATATGCAGGAAACAGATCTGTCGCGCAACAATTCGATGGTACCAGAAACTATTCTGGTGATTATGCTGGTTCTAGAAACTACTCTGATACATATTCTTCTCAGTTTACTGGACAGACTCTTGTTGCAGTGACCGAGACGATAGAAACGTACACCCTCTATTGTAGGGTGTCTGAAACCTAGATATATACAAATGACATTAATTATGTTAGCAACTAATGGAGATTACAATGTCGCACGGTAGTAGAAAATGGTTAGACAATGCTTTTTGGCATAATGAAGAGAAAGATCGTGCTGAAGCGATCTTGGTGATTACGGACGCAGCAGGAAGAGAAATTTCTCAAGTTCTCACAGTTCGTAAATATGATGTTGATGGAAATATCAATCCAGACTTTGAGGAACTTCTTGAGCAGGTTGGCGAAGAACAAATAGATGCCAGTACTGCTGAGCGAAAAGAACGCAAGGCAAGGGAAAAGGAAGAAGATCAGCATCGAAAGAAGGCAGAGGAGCAAGCAAGAGAACTTGAGCGACTTTTCGACGCCAAAATTAAAATGCTTGAGATCGACGAAATTAAAAATACCAAAAATAAAGAACTCAAGAGCAAAATGCGCAGATCTAAAAATATTGTGGAATTAAATCTCTTTGCACAATTGATCATGATGGAAGAACTTGGCATAGGATTTTCTTTAAATGAAGCAACAGGGTCTGACTAAAGGTTATTTGATCGTCGCTTCCAACGATGAAATCTATTATTCTTGGGCAACCAATTTAATCTCAGAAATAAAAGATTATTACCCCGAAGCGCAAATCTGCTTTGTCACAGAAGAAAGATTTATAGACTCAAGAGCAGATGAAGCAGATCATTTAATATTCTGCGACAATCATTATCGCGCAAAACTTTGGGGTATGTCGCAAACTCCATTTGATATAACTTTTTATATCGATGCCGATATGACTTGCATCAGTGAAAATATTGCTAACGTTTTTGACGAACTTGGCGATAATGATGTTATGTTCACAGGACTTCCAAGAGATAGGTGGCATATTTTTATGGACACCGAATTTCCTGGAGGAACGTTTACTCTTTGCGGTGCTGTTTGCCTTTATAGGAAAACTGATTTTGTAATAGAATTTATGAAAGATTGGTACGAACTATACGTCAAACAATGGGCGAATGAATGGTGGCCAACCAAAGAGGACGGGATTACTTGGGATATTGAAAACTATCCCAGAGAGTTAGCATGTTGGGACCAGTTTAGTTTATTTTGGTTGGTTGAAAAAGACCCTAAGTATAAAGATCTAAAGGTTGCCATCTTTGAAGAAGATTTAAAGTGGAATTATTGGGCATCGCTTAACAGGTACACTCACCCTATGCCCGAAGGAACTTCTCTTATTCACTTATCTTCCAAAGCAACAAGAAAGATTTCGGAGATAAAACTTTAATATGAGTTGTATGAATCCAGTAGAGATAAAAAACCCAGAGTTGCTAGAAATTCTGGAAGAAATTACAAAGAATGTAAAAAGGGTCGACTTCTCAAAGGTTAGGCAAATTCCAAGAGACGAAAAGGCAGAAGATTGGACCAGCGAAGAATACCTAAAACACATAGTCTGGAAAGGCACAGAACACGATGGATATCCAGAAATGCTTTTGGGTGCTGACATTGCTTCAGATAGCAAGTTCATGTACGACGACCCCGTTGAAAAATCTCAAATCATAACCTCTATGCAAAGGTGTATATCAGATCTTTGTTCTTGGTCTGGTGCTAGAAATAATGCTTTAAGTGCGGTTTATCCTCCAGGCGGTTTCATTGGTTGGCATAACAATGCTAATGCTCCTGGGTTTAATGTGTTGTTCACTTGGTCAGAAACTGGCGACGGTCAATGGGAACATATTGACCCAGTGACAAAAGAACATGTAGTCATACCAGACGTAAAAGGTTGGCAGTGTAAGTATGGGTACTATGGACCATATGACGAACCCAATAAAGTATTGTACCATGCCGCCAAAACTAATTGTTTAAGAACAACAGTCGCGTTTATATTCAACGGGGATGAAACTGGCAAAAAAATGTGCGACATGTTGATCGAGGAAATTGAAACCCCCTAAATAGAGGATAATAATAAAAAATAGGGATTCGCCTTGGCCTCTTCTGCCACCCTAGACAAATATGTAGTAGACGGGTATGTTGCTGATGGATATATTGGTGACATAAACACCCTCACCGTAGAACTACAGTCGCAATCTTCTAGCGTTTCTGGTGTTGCTACATTATTGGTCACATCAATTGCTTCTGGCTCTTTACAGTCTCAAAATTCTTCTGTTTCTGGTATCTCTGAGCGTGTTCTCGTTGCTTCTGGTGCCCTTCAAGGTGAAGAATCAGTAGCAGGTAATGCAGAACGCGAGATAGACGACCAAGGCGGCAACAACGTTGCCTCTGGTTCCTCTTCTGTATCTGCTGTTGCTGAACGAATAATTGTCAGTACTGGTATTCTAGTATCTCAAACTTCCGACCTTTCTGGCGTTTCTGAACGTGTTATTACTGGTTCTGGTTCTCTTCAAGGCGAAGAATCTGTTGCTGGTAACGCAGAACGAGAGATCGACGACCAAGGTGGTAATGCTCTCTCTACAGGTGCTTCAACTGTATCTGGTGTTTCTGAACGTGTACTCGTTGCCTCTGGTAACATACAAAGTGAAGAATCTGTTGCTGGAATTGGTGAGAGAGAAATTGATGATCAAGGAGGCAACTCTGTTGCCTCTGGTTCCTCTTCTGTATCTGCTGTTGCCGAACGGACCGTTAATAGCACTGGAACTTTAGTTGATTCGCCATCTACAGTAGATGGTATTTCTGAACGTGTATTGGTCGCTTCTGGTGCTCTACAAGGTGAAGAATCAGTAGCAGGTAACGCAGAACGTGAAGTGGACGATCAAGGTGGTAATTCTCTTGTTTCCGGATCTTCCACTGTTTCCGCCATTGCTGAAAGGTCTTTGGTATCTTCTGGCACTTTAACTTCTCAAGCATCAGTTGTCTCTGGTGTTTCTGAACGCATCATTACTGGTTCAGGAACATTAGTTTCCTCTGATGTAACTGTCTCTGGCGTTTCTGAAAGAATAATCACTGGTTCTGGAACACTAGAAACAACCGATGTTACTGTCTCCGGTTTCGCTGAAAATACGATCACTGGTTCTGGAACATTGGTTTCCTCTGATGTAACTGTCTCTGGCGTCTCTGAACGTGTGTTGGTTGCTTCTGGTGCTCTACAAGGTGAAGAATCTGTTGCTGGTAATGCAGAACGCGAAATTGATGATCAAGGTGGTAATTCCTTAGTATCTGGAACTTCAGTTGTCTCTGGCGTCTCTGAACGTGTGTTAGTTGCTTCTGGTAACATACAGAGTGAAGAATCTGTTGCTGGTAATGCAGAGAGAGTTGTTGATGACCAAGGTGGAAATTCTCTTGTTTCCGGATCTTCCACTGTTTCTGCCATTGCTGAAAGGTCTTTGGTATCTTCTGGCACTTTAACTTCTCAAGCATCAGTTGTCTCTGGTGTTTCTGAACGTGTGTTGGTTGCTTCAGGTGTTCTTCAGAGTGAAGAATCCGTTGCTGGCGTTGGTGAACGAGAGATAGACGACCAAAGCGGTAATTCTCTCGTTGTTACAGATTCTATAGCATCTGGTGTTGCAGAAAGAGTAATTAACAGCACTGGCACATTAGTGTCTCAAAATGTAACCGTATCTGGTGTCGCTGAACGTGTAATCACAAGTTCTGGCGCATTAGTATCTCAAGAAGAAACTGTATCTGGTGTCGCTGAACGTGTAATCACAAGTTCTGGCGCATTAGTATCCCAAGAAGAAACTGTATCTGGTGCCGCTGAACGTGTAATCACAAGTTCTGGGGTTTTAGTATCGCAAGATGTAACCGTATCTGGTGCCGCTGAACGTGTAATCACAAGTTCTGGGGTTTTAGTATCGCAAGATGTAACCGTATCTGGTATAGCAGAGCGTGTTATCGCTTCTTCGGTCTCGTTAGTAACCTCAGACAGTTTAGTATCTGGAGTTGCTGAAAGGACCATAAATTCTTCTGGTTCACCTAAAGCAGATAATTCAAATATATCTGTATCTATTGTAAAAACGATTATAATAGAAGCAGAACTAACTGCTGACGAAGTTGGTGTCGTCGTAGTCGCAGGTGACGCTGAACGATCAATTGTTTCTGTTGTTTCTGGCGTTGAGTCTGACGAAAATGTAATTGTAGATGGCGTTGGTGAAAGAATTATGGTTCCTTCGGGAACTTTGTCTGCTCAATCTTCTGTTATCTCTGGCGTCTCTGAACGTATAGTAACAAGTTCTGGGGTTTTAGTATCGCAAGATGTAACCGTATCTGGTATAGCAGAGCGTGTTCTGGTTGCTTCTGGAACATTAGTATCTCAAGAAGAAACTGTATCTGGTGTCGCTGAACGTGTAATCACAAGTTCTGGTGCTTTAACAACTCAGGAAGTGGTTGTCGCTGGCACATCAGAAAGAGAAATCAATGACCAAGGTGGAAACGCACTAGTAACTGGTGTTTCTGTCATATCTGGTGTTGCTGAGAGAGTTGTGGACGACCAAGGCGGCAATGCTCTTGTTTCCGGATCTTCCACTGTTTCCGCCATTGCTGAAAGGTCTTTGGTATCTTCTGGCACTTTAACTTCTCAAGAAGCAGTTGTCTCTGGTGTATCCGAGCGTGTGCTAGTTGCTTCTGGTAACATACAGAGTGAAGAATCTGTCGCTGGTAATGCAGAACGCGAAATTGATGACCAAGGTGGAAATTCCTTAGTATCTGGAACTTCAGTTGTCTCTGGTGTTTCTGAACGTGTATTGGTTGCTTCTGGTGCTCTACAAGGTGAAGAATCTGTCGCTGGTAATGCAGAACGCGAGATAGACGATAACGGTGGTAATTCTCTTGTTTCCGGATCTTCCACTGTTTCTGCCATTGCTGAAAGATCTTCGGTATCTTCTGGGACATTGGTTTCCTCTGATGTAACTGTCTCTGGCGTCTCTGAACGTGTGTTGGTTGCTTCAGGTTCTTTACAGGGTGAAGAATCAGTAGCAGGTAACGCAGAACGCGAAATTGATGATCAAGGCGGCAATTCCTTAGTATCTGGAACTTCAGTTGTCTCTGGCGTCTCTGAACGTGTGTTGGTTGCTTCAGGTTCTTTACAGGGCGAAGAATCTGTTGCTGGTAATGCAGAGAGAGTTGTTGATGACCAAGGTGGAAATTCCTTAGTATCTGGAACTTCAGTTGTCTCTGGTGTTTCTGAGCGTGTTCTCGTTGCCTCTGGTAACATACAGAGTGAAGAATCTGTCGCTGGTAATGCAGAAAGAGAAATCGACGACCAAGGTGGCAATTCCCTAATAGTAACAAGTTCTGTTGTTTCTGGTAATGCTGAACGAGAGATAGACGATCAGGGTGGTAATTCTCTCGGTGTTACTGACTCCCTTGTTTCTGGTATCTCTGAACGTGTCCTAGTTGCTTCTGGTAACATCCAGAGCGAAGAGTCTGTTGCTGGTAATGCAGAAAGAGAAATCGATGACCAAGGAGGCAACTCTGTCATCTCTGGTGATGTAACTGTTTCTGGCGTTGCTGAACGTGTATTGGTCGCCTCTGGTGTATTAATATCCCAAGAAGAAGTCGTCTTCGGTATTTCCGAGCGTGTTCTTGTCGCCTCTGGAAACATCCAAAGCGAAGAATCTGTCGCTGGTAATGCAGAACGCGAGATAGACGATAATGAAGGTAATTCGATATTTGCTTCTGACTCGATAATAGTAGGTGTCTCTGAACGAACTATTACTGGATCGGGCAACATTCAGAGTGAAGAGTCTGTAGCAGGTAATGCCGAACGTGAGATAGATGACCAAGGTGGTAATTCTCTAACAGTTACTGCTTCTCTGGTTTCTGGTATTGCAGAACGTGAGATAGATGACCAAGGTGGTAATTCTCTAACAGTAACAAGTTCTATTGTTTCTGGTATTTCTGAACGTGTCCTAGTTGCTTCTGGAAACATCCAAAGCGAAGAGTCGGTAGCAGGTAATGCAGAACGTGAGATAGACGATAATGAAGGTAATGCTATTTCTTCGGGCGACGTAACAGTTTCTGGTATTGCTGAACGCATATTGGTTGCCTCTGGTTCGCTGGCATCTCAAGAAGAAGTTGTTTCTGGTATCTCTGAACGTGTCCTAGTTGCTTCTGGAAACATCCAAAGCGAAGAGTCGGTAGCAGGTAATGCAGAACGCGAAATTGATGATCAAGGTGGCAATGCCTTGTCAGTTGGTGCCTCAACAATATTGGGTGTTGCTGAACGCACCATTGTTGCTTCTGGCGCAGTAGCGTCTCAAGAGGCAGTAGTATCTGGCGAAGCAGAACTCACAAAAGTTGGTAGAGGAACATTAGTTTCTGATTCATCCTTAGTTTCCGGTATTGCCGAACGTGTATTGGTTGCTTCTGGAAACATTCAGAGTGAAGAATCTGTTGCTGGTAATGCAGAGAGAGTTGTTGATGACCAAGGTGGTAACGGTCTTGTAAGCACAGATTCTCTCATAACAGGTGTTTCTGAACGTGTCCTAGTTGCTTCGGGTAATATTCAGAGTGAAGAATCAGTAGCAGGTAATGCAGAACGCGAGATAGACGATAACGAAGGTAATTCGATATTTGCTTCTGACTCGATAATAATAGGTGTATCTGAACGTATTATTACTGGATCGGGCAACATTCAGAGTGAAGAGTCGGTAGCAGGTAATGCAGAAAGAGAAATTGACGACCAAGGAGGCAACTCTGTCGTTTCTGGTGATGTAACTGTTTCTGGTATTTCTGAACGTGTCCTAGTTGCTTCTGGTAACATCCAGAGCGAAGAGTCTGTTGCTGGTAACGCTGAACGTGAGATAGACGATAACGGTGGCAACTCTGTTATCTCTGGAAATGTAACCGTTTCTGGTGTTGCCGAACGTGTTCTGGTTTCTTCTAGCGCATTAACGTCACAAGAAGCAACTTTATCTGGCATCGCCGAGCGTGTTCTCGTTGCCTCTGGTAACATACAGAGTGAAGAATCTGTTGCTGGTAATGCAGAAAGAGAAATTGACGACCAAGGTGGAAATTCTGTAATATCTGGAACTTCAGTTGTCTCTGGTGTTTCTGAGCGTGTTCTCGTTGCTTCCGGTTCACTTTCAGTCGTCGATGTTCAAGTAGTTTGTGCTGCTGAAAGGGTTATCTCTTCTTCTGTTGTTTTAGAGGCAGGAGAATCTTCTGTTACCTCTGTTGCCCGAAGGAGTATAAATGCTGTTGGCATACTAGAAGCACAGGATGTTTCTACGGTTGCTACTGTAACGATTACCAGAAATTCTGCGCTTATTCCTCTTGCTGGAAGTTTCACGGTACAGAAACCAAGAACAACTATAATTAAATCGAGGAAAGTTACTGGTACAATAGAGTTTAATTCTACTAGTTCCTATGGTGTTTCCTCAATTTTGTCAAAAAAGAAAAAGATTGTCTCCAACTAAATATATAAATAAATATCGTTAGAAGCAGGTTAATCGATAATGGCGCAAAAATATTCGAAAAATTATAATTCTTCTGAGTAAGATTGTCTCCAACTAATTTATATAAATAAATATCGTTAGAAGCAGGTTAATCGATAATGGCGCAATACGAAGACTTAGAAGTAGATCAGGGTGCAGATGCCAAGTGGAGATTGAAACTACTTGAATCTGACGGCACCAAAAGAGATCTGACAGATTATACTGCCAGAGGAAAACTTAATAGAAGTTATGATGCAGACTCTAGTGAGGCAGTTAGTTTTTCTGTCAGTTTCTTATCACCCAGATCAGATGGTATAATAGAATTTAGTTTGACTAATACTCAAACAGAAACTTTAACTCGGCGCAGATATGTCTATGATATCGAGATAGAATATGAACAAGGTGGAGACACTCTAGTCGAAAGGGTTTTAGAAGGCAAACTTATGGTTTCTAAAAGTGTAACGAAGTGATTTGTAAAGCAAAAAGGATATAAATAATGAGTATACGGGCAAAGGGCGATTCAGGAAAACTTTCTGGTGTTGCAGACATCATTAGAAAAGAAACCAAAAAAACTTCGCCTAGTAATGATTTAGAAAAAACTGTAGATCGATCTAAAGATCAAAAAAAATAAAACGTTTTAGGAGAAATAAAAAATGGCTGTTACTCATCCAACTGATGTTCGCAATGACATCGCTAATCTCGTAGTAGACAAAATTGACGTCAGCGGACCAGGATCCATTGTGTTCCAAGACGGTTCGGTGAACGACTCTGCTGTCGCTACTCTAACTTTTAGTGCAACTGCCTTCGGTGCTGCTACTGGCGGAATCGCTACTGCTGCTGCTATTAAAGGCGACAGTGACTGTAATGCAGGAACTGTAAGTAAGTTTACTGTGTTCGACGGCGCAGGCGATTCTTGCTTCAATGGCACTGTTACTGCTACTGGTGGCGGTGGTGACATCATCTTGTCGTCTACTTCTATCGGTAAAGGCGACACGATCACCATCTCTTCTTTGACTTACGAAGCACCAAACTGATTCAAAGTTTGGTTTTGAACCTAGTTTAGTTGGGGGCGACTTATCGCCCCCCTCATTAATTGCATCTTTATATTGAGTTTAGCAAGGAAAACTAATAATGGCAGATCTCACATTAAGAAATAATAAGGGCAGTGCTCTTACATTTGATGAGATGGATTCCAACTTCCTTGCCCTAGACTCTGACTTGACAGATATAAAAACTGGTGCAAACGAATATGTAACAAAGTCTACTGGTCAAACTATAACTGGATCCAAGTATTTTAATACCAGTACGTCTTTTGATTCTGTAGTCATATTAGAAACCCTATCTCTCGGCGGTGCTGGTTCTCAGTTTGTCTCCTGGCCAGAAGATACTGTCAAATTAAAGTTTGTCACCGAGTATACTTCGAACACCATACAAGCGGGTATGGGGCATATAAGTGACGAACTCTGGCTCGCTAGTATTGATTCTGCTGACAGCACTGGTGTTCGAAGAATTGGTTTCTACTTAGACGTTCCTGATGGTGGAGCAGCAGACGCTGCTGTTCAAAGCGCATCCACTAACGCAAGAGTTTATATAACTCTTTCAGGTATGACAGTAAAAGGTTTGTTGAGCGGCGACTCGGCAAACTTTTCTGGCAAAGTAACTGCAAGTGAGTTTCACGGCGACGGTTCCAACTTAACAGGCGTCACTTCTTATGTAAAGGCAGATTTTGATTCTGATTTCGGTACGAAGTCTACATCAGACCTGACCGAAGGAACAAATCTCTACTACACTTCTTCTCGTGCAGACAGTGATGCTAAAAATGCTATCTCTGTTTCCGGTAGTTTGTCATATGACCCTGTAACTGGAATTATATCTTACACAGACGTAGATTCAGATAGAACTGTCACCCAGATTCGTGGGTTGTTCTCTGCTGCTGGAGACTTGTCGTACGATTCTTCTACAGGAAAATTTACTAACACATACGTCGATTCAGAAAGGACTGTTGCTCAAATTAGAGGAATGTTCAATGCTAGCGGCGACTTATCTTACGATTCCTCTACTGGTAAATTTTCTTTCACAGAATCGCCGACTTACACCACTTCAGATTTTGATAGTGATTTTAGCACCAAGTCAACTTCTAATTTAAGTGAAGGCACTAACAAATATTATAGAACTGTATATTTCGATTCTGACCTTGGCGACAAGACTACAGATAATCTAGCAGAAGGTTCTAATCTCTACTACACAACTGCTCGTGCAGACTCTGATGCTAAAAATGCTATATCTGCTGGAGGGGATTTAAGTTATGACCCAGCAACTGGCGTTATTTCCTACACAGACTCTGAAAGATCTGTTGCCCAAATTCGAGGTATGTTCAATGCTGGAGGAGAACTTAGTTACGATTCATCACTAGGAAAGTTCTTTTTTACCCAAAGAACAAATGATAGCGTTCGTGCATTATTTTCTGCTGGCGGCGACTTATCTTACGATTCTACCACTGGTCAATTTTCTTACACAGACTCTGAAAGATCTGTTGCCCAAATCAGGCGAATGTTCAATGCTGGCGGGGATTTGTCTTACGATTCTACCTCTGGTCAATTTTCTTATACTCAAAGAACTGATTCTGCTATAAGAGTGCTCATTTCTGCTTCTGGCGACTTGAGTTATGATGCCAATACTGGTGTTATGTCTTATACGGATTCTGCCAGAAGTGCGGATCAGATAAAGGGATTGTTCTCTGCTGGTGGAGACTTGTCTTACGATTCCTCTACTGGTGAATTTTCGTATACCCAAAGAACCGATTCTGCTATAAGGTTGCTTATTTCTGGTGCTGGTGACCTATCATATGATGCTGCCACTGGTCAATTTTCTTACACAGATTCAGATAGAACTGCTTCACAAATAAAAGGACTGTTTTCTGCTGCTGGAGACTTGTCTTACGATTCTACCACTGGTCAATTTTCTTACACAGATTCAGATAGAACTGCTTCACAAATAAAAGGACTGTTTTCTGCTGCTGGAGACTTGTCTTACGATTCTACCACTGGTCAATTTTCTTACACAGACTCTGAAAGATCTGTTGCCCAAATTCGAGGGATGTTCAATGCTGGCGGAGACCTAACTTATGATTCTGCATTAGGTAAATTTTCCTTTACACAGACTCTGTACTTAAAGGCAAATTTCGATTCTGACTTCGGCGCAAAGACAACTTCTGATCTTACAGAGGGAACTAACCTATATTACACCACTGCTCGCTTTGATAGCGACTTTGGGGGTAACACTACTGACGATCTAACAGAAGGTTCAAGCAATCTTTATTTCACAACTGCTAGAGCAAATGCAGATTTTGACACTAGATTAGCGACTAAGTCAACCACTGACCTTACTGAAGGCACAAACCTCTACTATACGACTGCTCGTGCAGATTCTGACGCAAAGAATGCAGTATCTGCTACTGATGCAGGCGGCGATGGTTCGTTTGGTTATGATGCCGCCAGTGGCGTCTTTACTTATACTGGTCCTTCTGCCTCTGAAGCACGCGCACATTTTTCTGGTGGTACAGGTGTAACAATTATCGATGGTGAGGTTGCGATTGGTCAATCAGTCGGAACTACTGACAATGTAACCTTTGCACAAACAACATTAGACTCTGCTATCCTTGACGGTATCAACTTTAATGTTCTAACATCAAGACATTCAAATGCTGCTGGAACATTGTATTTTGACTCTGATCACCAAAAGGGTCTATCACTTGTTCTTGATACACAGAACAATCCAAACCCTGACGTAACTCTTAATATTGGACAAGAGATATTCCTCTATGTCCATAACTTAACTGGTGCTGCAATCAATAAAGGAGACGCAGTCTATATCTCTGGGACCGCACACGGTAAACACCCACAGGTGTCCCTTGCACGTGCAAATGTTTCGACAACAGGTAATCCAACAGGTC